GGGATTACATGTTTATGGTATTTAAAAAACCAAGAATTAGAGTGAAGACAAGGAAGGAAATAAACAAAACTGTACGGTGGATATATGCCACCATTACAATTACCAACCCTCTGAATGGAGCCGTTGAAGTTGATGGTTTTTTATGTGGTGATGATACTTATGTTTACCAAGTATCTTTAAGAGAGGCTATTGAAAGGTTACTTTTTAAGATTAAGCCCTTTAACTAGGGCTTAATCTAGTTACAATTACATTATCATCGAGTCTCTTTTTAAATGGAGACTCTGTAATACCCCTTTGAAACCGTAATATCAACAGCATCGTCTAAATTCTCAATTACTATGAAAGTCTTATCATCCTTATTGGCACTTTCTAGCGCTTGAGGTACTAAATCACGAGGGCTATTTGCTGCGATTGTGTTAGATGGTGTAGACCCATGCAAATCGGCATTAGCATAACTATTGGTTCCAGAGCCATCATCGCTAAATGTAATAGCCGAGCCACCTGCCGTGTAAGAAACTTGAAAACTGTTTACCAGCTTACTCACAACAGAATATACTATGTCTTCTCTTAATTCAGCAGGCAATGTTCCACCGTTGTCATTAAATGTTAATGTGTCGCCATCAACTAGCGCAGTAGCTGTTTCATTAATTAGATTCGTCCCGTTAGTAAACGTAACCACCACACGCGCACTGTGTTGACCAGCAAAGCTACAAGATAATTCTTTAGTCGATGATGCTGGCTCAAGGGTTATATTCCCATCTAACCTTAACGACGCCTCAAAATTACCGTTATAAGTCGATGTACCGTCTGGATTGACTGTCATTCTACTTTCTTCACTTCCTGTCCAAGTAGATGCTGCAATAATTACTTTTGCATTTGCGGCAGGAATATCAGTCACGGTCACGTTATTTATAAGGGTTGCTTCAGCTTTAATGGTGCTTATTGGAACGGCTTTATTGTTGCTAGAAAGAATCCGCCCGTCATTTTCCGTTAGTGACCCTGTCGCAAAGAAATTGGCGGGTGTTGCGGTATTATTGCCAATCAGATTTACAGCGTTATCGATTGGGAATGTTGCGCCATCAATATCGATAAATGAAGCTGATGAGTCATTATCAAAGATGTTATCATACAATTGAAATTCACCTGAGCTAGCGCCGCTTATATCAAATAAAGTAAGGGTATTACCGTCTTGTGCAATGAATAAACTATCAACTATTGTTCCTCCCCCACAATCTATCAACGAAAGTCCTGAAGAAATAATTTCTGCGAATACCCCCGGAGCAAAGAAGTCTACCAAGTTTTGAATCGTCCCAAGGCTGTCATATCTGTTAAAGTCTGGAAACTTGAGGCTGATAGTTCCGCCATCAATATTAAAAAGAACTGCATTTTCACTGCCATTAAAGATCACGTCAAATATAGCCAAAGTTCCAATATTTGTGCCTGCAAATTGAGGTGCGGTATTTGTATAGGTCAACGTGTTTACGAGTCTGCTAGTCGTTCTTATTTCCATGTCTGCGCCAGTAGCTTGTAAAAAGGGTAGCGTTTGTGTAATTGGCTTCATTAATTTAAATGTGACATTCGGAGTTACATCAATTCTAGTGGCGGGAACAATAGTACCGAAATCAGATTCACTGAAAACCTCAACGACATTTGATGCTGGTGTTCCGCCACCTCCACCACTGCCAAAGGTTGGGTCAAATGGTTTAAATCCACTCATGTTAAAACTCCTCCACTTGAAGGGTTGTTCCTAATCTGGATATAGCCCAAACACCAACTGGAGTGGTTGCGCTAGATATGAATTTATCAATATTTAGGTTGTTGCTGCCAGTAGTAGATATAGGCTCAGCTAGTGACTCTGAGACTCTAGCGTGGTCTTTACCTGTGTTTTGTATTGTTAGCTGTACGCCAATAGTTATAGATGTGGCATCGTATAAATCTACCCAGGTATTGGCTGGTAATGTGACAGGTGTTAATGAGGTTGCCATAATTTAATTATCCTATGGTTTTAGCGTCCTTGCTCGTCGGGATAAATTATGTCGGGTCGGTGTGTCGGGTGGGTCGGTAGCGCTACCTCGTCTAACCCCGACAGCTAGACAATAGGATTATAGCAGTATTTATAACCTAATCAAACAGCAATAGGTTGAGTTAGCATTTTGGCAAACGAATCTTGCTCTTTCACTCGTGAGTCCCTTACTCTGACCATGTCCTCAACATCCTTAGACTGTATTTCACGCATTGTTTTAGCAGTGTTAGCGTTCTTGTTTTGTATGTTGGCTTGTGACTCTTCGAATGTTACACCTAAATGTTTCGCTTTTAAATTAACTTCCATCCTATCCGTTTCCGCCTTAAACATTTCTATTTGAGCTTTGAATGCGTCTGTTTCTTCACCTTTCATCTGAGCATCGGCTTTGGTTTGCTCTGCGTTTGCTGCAATAGTCATAGCTTCAGCTTGTGGGTCTGGTGGTGGTGGTTGGTTAGCTGCTTGTTGTAACATTTGCTTTTCTTCTTCGGTCAAATCCTCTTGTTCTATAAAGCCAGCCTTTACCATTGATTTTCTAGCGTTCTTTCTCATTGGCTCGTAAGCTGAGCCCTCAAGGTTCATTATGTAAGTCCACTGTGCTATTTTTTGATCTTGTGGATCAATAGGCTTTTCAAGTAATGCCATCATCTCATTACGAACCATGTCCTTTTGATCTTTAAATGAACGCCCAACGTCTGTGAAAACATCCATATCTGCATTGGACATATCTATTCCAATTGACATAGACATAGATTTAAGATCAGTTTCAACCTTGTTTACATCAACAGATTCTTCAGTCCCATCAACTTTAATGGTTGTCAATGTTCTTTCTGTGTCGATAATTTCAGACCAAATAGAAGCACATATTTGCCCTTCTCTTCTAAATGAGTATTCTAAATGTTCCTTGTAAAGCTGGGATTGTATATCTAATTGTTCTTGTATTATTAATAACTGATCATCGGTAACTTGCGGGTTTATCATTTGCTCGGGTGATATGCCTCCTCCAACAGATTGACTAACTGCTTGGTCGGCTGCTTGAAGTAAAAACTGAGCGGCTGGCGGTATGCTGGGGCCACCTTTTTTCCCTACTGGACCAGGTGGCAAAATTGCACCATCATAATCAACCATATTCTGTAAATAGTACGGATGTTTATATTTGTTTTGTTCCTCGTACATTTCCTCATACCCGTCAATCTGCTCTTGAAAATAAATATCTTTTTCTATCGGGCCCTTAGCCAACAAGTCAAATATGTATGACATGGTGGTGTTTTTAATTTGCTGCGGATCGCGAAGCATTCTTACTAAACCTTCCCATGATTCAGTTGATTGGTTTATTGACCACTCACCGAACACAGGAACAACCGGAATGTGACGACCAGCTATTTTCTTTTTATACAGGATGTGAGCACCAGTTAATAAAGTTTTCCATACTGAACACTTGATAACTGTTTTAGTTGCTTCCTTTGTGAACCCTTGACCTTTTAGTGCATCACCTTTCTTCTTTAGCTCGCCAGTTGTCAACGCTATTACGTTTTCACCATCAGACATTATCGTCATTTTTTGCTTTATTTCTTTTATACTGTAGTGCTCGGCAATGGTATAATTTTCTGCTTGCCTCCAACATAGGGTTGAGCGTGATAGATAATCAGGTAATTCAAACTCTGACTCACTTGGATCCAAACCGTGTTCAATCATCAGTTCAGACCATGCATCTCTGGCCAGGGCAAAAACAATGGTACATGTCTTAGAGTCAGACTTATCTATCTTCTTGCTGTTAGCATCCCAAACAACTTTGTTATTACCTTCATGTATTACAGTTCTAATAACCTTTTTATCTGTGTTTAGTGGGTCCCTAACATCCTCATCAACTACTTCTATTCTCCATGCACCAACACCACAATCAATAGCTTCACTAATAGCCACCTCAGCCGCCATCCGAGCATCATTAGTTCTTACTGTTGCCCGGTAAAGGTTCTGCAAAACCTCTGCTAACTTCTCATCTTCCTTGGATTTAGCCCTGTAACGGTTGTTGAATTCATTCTTCATTAAAGAAGCTAGTATTCTTCTGCGTTCAGGCTTGACTATATCAAACTGTCCACGGTATTCAGTCTCCACATTCTCGTCTAATTCATCATCCCATTGAGTGCGGCGAGCAAATATTAAATCTCTCGATCCATTATCACGGGCATATTCTGAATGCTCCCAATCTCTAAGTATTCGAAGCGTAATCTCTTGATGAGACCCGTCCTCTTTCCTTTGACCCGAGGGTTGTTGATATTGATAAGCCATTAGTTTCTTCTACCCCATGATTGTTTTGATGTTGGTATTCTTTTAGGTTTAGTTGTTCCTATTAAACCATATTGTACAGCATAACGCCTCATCATGTACGCGTAACGAATGGCGTCTAATAAATCATCCCTAACCTTAACTATCTTGCCTTTGTCGTCCCTGTGGTATTGGAGTATCTCATCGAACACACACCTGAGGCCTGCGAAGACTTTGAACTTTCCTTTTTGCATCAATGATATTATCTCAAGTATTCCAGCTTCAACACCATTACTTCCGTCTGGCCAAGTCGCGCGATCTTTTAGCAATTTAAATCCAGCCTTTTTATAAAATTCCTTTTGAGGCTCACCGCTTCCCTTTTCATGCTGAAGCCCATCGTGAGGCCAAGCAACGGGGACATCTTTATTCCATGACTTAACAGCGCCCCAAGCAACTTCTGGCAATGTCTTGCTCTGCTTCCACCCTTGAGCTAAGTAGAATGTTTCTGACTCTCTATCTTCTAATAATAGCACGTGTGATTGCGGGTGGTCCCAGCCAAAATCCATACCAGCAATAACAAAGAAATGATCTGGTATCTCAAATGCAGGGCAGGTTATAAACTCTTCACTTAAGTCATATATCCTGCCATGACCTAACATCGGTATACCTTTTGATCTCATGTCTCTTTGATGCTCGGGATACCCGGCCAACATCCTTGTTCTTTTCTCTTCTGTCATGTGTGGAGCATCAACCCAGCCTTTCATCATAAAGAACTGGTCCGGTGATGCATCTTCCATAAACTTCAATACTAAACTTGTCCTTCCATTTTCAGGTGTAAAAGTATAAATACCTCGCCCACCTCTACCCTTATCACCGTTAATCGTCCTGGTTAAAACTTGCGGCCTTATTGTTTGATCTTTTGGCTCTTCATCTACATGGAACCAGTCAACAACATCACCCATTATTGCGTGTTGCCCTTGAGAGTAAGACCAGAATTGTATTGATGAAGTACCGCCCGTCTCATGCTTAACTCTTACCGTACGCATTGCATTCGGCGTACCTGTTGCAGACTCCCAGCTTAATATCCTATCCTTTGGAATAAGTCCACCATCAAACACACCGTTAATGTATTTACCAAACAATGCGGTTTGAAGTAGATCTCTAGTCTTCTCCATTGAGTAACCAAGGCCCCAACACAAAGGAGGAAAGCTAAATTTGTGTCCTTCCCAATTGTCAGGGTATTCGCCGAGTAAGTGGAAAGCATCTATATCGGTTCCTAGGAATGTCTTCCCAATCTGATTAGCAGCACAAAGACAACATTCATAATGATCTTTGGTTGCCTTTATAAACTCTAACTGCCAATCATAAAGCTGATCATACGTGGTTAAGTATAAAATATTTCTTTCTCTGCGATGCTGTTCTTCCATTAAACCTATTAGCTCAATCTTTTCAGACCTTGACAACTCAGATATATTTAAACCCATCTACTTGTTCTTATTCATAAGCGATAGTATTTTATTACCTAACTCTTCGTCGCTAATATCATCAGTAGTGTCTTTAGTTTCAATGAACTGCTTATCGCCGTATTTCTTAGCATTAAACCTAGAAGCAATCCACTTCCTGGTGTCAACTCTTATTCTTTTATCTGCCGGTTCAATACTTACATCATCAGCTATTTCAAGGGCTTCCTCGACCAAATAATCTGCTTGATCTTCTTTTGCGCGTGTGTAGTTATGACAGAACTCTGTGTGAGTTCTTAACCATCTATACACAGTTCTAGGTGATGGAAGCTTATCATTCCCATCACATAGTTTTGCTAAAGGGGATTTTCTTGATACACCCTCACATATTAAATCACCTAATTCTTCGGTGTAATTTGTTGGCCTTCCTGTCATAATTCTCTCTACATTGTCGGGATGTATTTAATTATCAGTATACCAAAAATAACAAAAGCCGTCTAATGACAGCTTTACTTGATAATTTATATGGTTTATGTAACTATAGTGACAAATAACTCTTCCTTTGTTGTTTGTCACATTGCCCGCTATTCATTCCTTGTAGTGGGCTTTTTTTATTTGTACTCTTTACTCTTATACGGCTTCTTCATTGGTTTTTTCTTTCTCATTGGTTTGGTTTTCTTGTTAGTCTTTGCTCTTTCACCGCGCATAATCTTATGTGCCATTTTATTCTCCTAACTTAGTGCTTTGGTTTTAAGGTTCTTGTATGATATTGATGTTCTCTTCAGCTCTTCAGATAACGAAAGCCTTTCCTCATCACTGAAAGTTATTATGCAATAATACTTATCCTCTCCTTTGATGAAATTAAAATGCAAATCTTTCCTTGATATACCGCTAGAGTTTATTACCTGGAGAACTTGACGTTGATTCATTTTGTGATCTTCGTGGTCTAGTTTTATCTTTTTCATCACTTAACCCTTGTTATATTTATTTTTGCATTGATTCTAGTCCCTGAAGTTACAGCGTTTATATCTGTTGCTTTTGTTACTGCATTAACTCGGGATACAAACTTGTTATTCACTTTTATTTTTGGCGGATCACCAAGATCGAAAGCGTTAACATCAAATGAGTCCTCACTAAATGCTAGGTTACTAAAGCTTGTCATATTAAGCCCTCCATAAATCGAATGATACACCTGTACCTATTACGGTTATGCTGTTTATTTTGTTTACATCTGAATTAACATCACCAGTAGCACTTATTATCATATTGTCAAAGTTACCCGGGAACGTTTGCGTTAATGTGTAATCTGTCTTGCCTATGTTCCAGTCGCCTTTTCCGTTAAGTGCGCCTGAAGCTATTGTTGATGCCATTATAGCACCATCATCAATAGTGTTTAGGTTTTGCACTATCCCAACGTTAACAACAACACCAACAGCGGTTTGAATTGCGCCAGAAGTGACAACATCGGTTTGTGCCAAGTTCTCTAAATCATCTAAAGTATTTAAAGTTCCAGATATGCTGTAACCAGTCTTATCGTTGTTAGTTCCAACCTGAACAAAGTCAGATGTAAAATCGAAGTTATTAAATGTGCCGGTATTTATCGAGTCATAAGCTGTCTGAGTAATAACTTTATATGTTTTAAAGAAAGGTAATGCAGTTGCAACAGTAACCTCGAATTCTAATATCCCAGTTGTCGCCGTATCTGTTGAATCAAATGTAGTTGAATACCAACCATTTGAATCATGTATAGCATTCCCGGCGGTATTCTTTTGACCGAATGCAGCGCCGTCTTTTGATAGCCTCATATCTGATTGAGCGATAGTCAGTGTGGTTAATGGTGTAAAACCATCGTTTTGATCAAGGAATGGACCAAACCTAATAATTTGTGACGTGCTCTGTCTTAAATCAGCCATTTCTTAACCTTCTATTGTATTGTGCAGCTTGTATTATACCACCTAAGTCAATCCATGCACTACCATCTGTAGGCATGTTAAACCCGGTAGCATCATTAGTCCCGACTATATCGACTAGAACTGGGGTTCCTGGTCCGTGATTTGATGCATTAGCATCCAATGTAAGGTTATTTGCTGGCGTTGCTCCGTCGATTAGCTCAACGCTCTTAACCTCGATGTTAGCAAAGAACGCAGAATTAAAAGCTCCTACAGTGTCAAAGCTAACTGTGCCGACATGATTTTTCGTGTTAGAAAGGTTGCCATCCAGGTCGAGAACAAAATCATTACTAATATCTCTTGATAATGTAGCTACGTAATCAACACCCGCTTGCAATACTACTGCCGGGACTTCTATTCTATTTGCCATCAGCCCGCCAACTTCAGCCCCGAGCCTGTTAGTTGTTAATATGTTCCCTATCCATAGGTTGGCGTCACCTCCGAGTATAGTTCTCAGAGAAAGCAAAGTTACAAATTTGAATTTTATTTTTATAGAGAAAACACCAGTAAGTAAAACTGTTGATGCAGTTAAAGCGATATCATTTTGGCCATCGAACCTTAATGCAAATGCCATCGTTACATGCCCTCTTCATACCAAATAGAGTTAATATCAGTTTTTTCTAAAGTGAGTTCTTCATGGGTGTATTGTATTATATTGTCAGGGTGCATGATTATGGCAATTATTCCTGATGGGTTATTCTCCCACTGCAACCAGTTATCTATTATTTCCTGAGCCTGAACTAATTGGTTTAAGTTGTTATATCCGTCGATTAAAACCCTTGATGGCTCACCACCGTTAGCAACTGAGTCATTACTAAATAGACATTTACCGTACTCTGACAGGTTGTCTTTTGTTGATTGAGGTATTAAAGATGTTTTCAATGATAAAAAAGTATGTGGTGACATTACTTATCCTTGTCCTTTTTACCCAATATGGAAAATATTAAATCAATATCTTTCTTGTTTTCATCTGTTTTGTTTAATTTTACATGCTGAAGTATTTGAAAAAAGATATAAACAACGAGTGTAAGTATAGCGCATATAGCGCCTATTCCTTTAGCTTCGGCTTCAAGATATGCCATAACGCTGGCTGCTATACCTGTACTCCCTGCTACTGCTGCACTAATGCTTACCAAGTCTTTCGCTGTTTCTATCTGCATTTTTTTTCTTATTCCTCTTCCAGCTCAAGTAAACTCTTACTGTTACCGCTACTATTGTCAAGGAACCTACGTATATATTGCTGCAAGCCACTAAGTGCTCCCATAAATCCATTGTAAGACACCGCCATTTGTAACATTCCCACTAAAATTATTAGTTCAACATACCAGTTGTAAAAGAAATAAGTAAAATAATATGACTGAACGGTTAAATCATATACTATCATAATGTGGCATAACACGGCAAAAGATAAGAGTAAAGCCTGCTTTCCTGATGCTTGATTGAAGAATTTAGACGTTATTAGGATTAAGGAGATTGCAGAATCCCATAAAATAGCAATATTAGTTTCTAAAATAAATAACCGTAATTTTTCATTGTCGCTAAGAGTTTGATCTATAGGTTCATCGATGATTATATTTAATATGCAAGATATAAATATTAAAAATGACGATGACTTATATTTTCTTTCACCAAAAATTAGCAATATAAAAAAGAACGGTACCATTAAATAAACAATATTTATGCTAGTCATTTATTTTGACTTTTTCATTTTTTTTATTGATTTTCTTTGGTGGTTTATTTGATGAGCCTTTAGCCATGGTATTTACCTTGTTAGTTTGTTTGATTGATGTTTATTGTACCAAATTTCATTTACTATTTAAACCTAGCTCTTTTATACTCCACTCTATGAACTCTTTCCCCTTCCTAACTTTCTCTGTCTCAACGAGTAAACGCTTTATTTTATTATCGTTAAACCCATACTTTTTTTGTAAGCAGTCTATAAATGGCTTTAATGGGTTGTCTATATCGCTGCCGTAGCTACTAAAGCCAAATTTTACATTTAGTTCAATATCACAATCTGGTATTTTACATGGCTTTAATAAGAGCAAAACGTCTCTAATGTATTTATTATAAGAATCAGTTCGGAACCTTCTGCCTTTCCATGCATCATTTACAGATAATGGCTTTATATCTATTTTATGCAAAGCAACCCCTTTTCAATTAGTTTAAGTTGAGTTTCTTCAAGGGCCCTTAATTTTTCTCGCTCAATTTCAACGCGACTAAATACTGAATGAACTCTTCCATCTATTTCATCATGACAGTGATTGCAGGCATAAACAGCAAAGTGATCACTGCACTTTATTCCCATACCTCTATTTTTTCCGATATGACATAGAACTACAGCACCATACTCATCTGTGCAATTTGGTGAAACTCTCAATGAGCACGATTCACCTTTGGCTGAATTCCTTATTTTTCTATTTGCCATTATTAATAACCACCCATAACATCACGAGCTTTCATAAGTCCGGATCTCCATTCTGTTACTTCTTTTATTTTTCTGTCCAATGCTTCCATTGTCATTACCTCTCGCGAGTCGTGATTTGTTGTGATTAATTCCAGGGTTCCATTGTTATCTTCAATCCATCCTTGATTATCCATCTCCCAACCTACATGAGGTATTTCGAACTCCCATATCTTACTTACCATCATTTCCTCTCTCTATATCTGGCATGTTTCTTTTTAGTTTCGGTTTTTGATTTCATTATTTACCATACGTTCTAAAATTTTAAATATCCAAGTTGACTTCTCTATAAATCGATTATTGACCACGCAATACGTATACATAAGAAGTGCGAATAAAGCTGTATATATACCTGTTTCACTATAAACCCCGTAGATTAAAAGCATAATAATCATAAAGTTTAAAAATTTAATTGTTTTAGATTTCATTATTTGCCCTTTATCATTTTAACTATTGCATTATTTGCAACAGTTGAGGCGATCGCACTATCTCTAGCATATCTACTTAATGAGTAATTTATCAACTTATCAATCCAAGGTCTGTGACTTTCAAATATATAAGCTATTATATCTAAACCTTTATCATTCATACTTTTCACCCCAAGAAACGCTGCCTAAACTTGTCACTTTACAAAGACTGTGCTCAAATTCAATTTTTGTGTAAAATTCATTTTCAATTACAACTTTTATAAAATCCTCCCTTTCTTTTAATGTTTTTATTTTCTTTTTTGCTACTGAATTGTAGTCATTCCTCATAGCCAATATTAACGCCCATAGTTTGATAGTGATGCAATATGTTATCTCGCATTTGATTGTGCTGTTTAGTGCTCATTAAGCTTGTTATTGGTAACCATTCAATCTCGCCGTGAACCCATTTTCCATTATCATCGTGATAACCTACGATTTCATAATACGGAAGTTCAAAAAAGCCTTTTTTGTTTAAACTTTTTCTCAATGGCTCACCGATATCTTTATCAGAAAGTACGATAGGTAAACCAAAGTCATATTTAATTACATTTCTAATTTCAAGTAGCGTATATCCTGTGTGGTCACTTATTGCAGGTAACCATGCATAGTAAATGTTATTAGCTGGTATTGACCGTTTTTCCTCTTTCTTACTTAAATTTAAAAAGTAACCCTGTCTAGGATTTTTAGCCAGTAACTCGTTAATTTTATCAAACGCAAACCGTTTTGTTGATAATGATAACGATAGGTTTTTTATATCGCTCATATAGAACTAAAAACAACAGCAATAAACGAAAATGAAAAACTGGCAGATAGAGACAAACCAACCAAAAACTTAACCCTTTCTAAATATGTTAAATTGCGCATTATTCATCTAGCCCCTTTAACAATCCATCGGCGTAATTAACAGCGCAACAGGAAATAACATAATCATTCATTGTTTCAATTGCACCACCTGATAACAATCCCTGCATAGCTGCCATTGCAAACACTTCACGCTTTGTTAATCCTGTGGTGTAGTGGTTTGTGTGCTCAAAATGCTCAGAATTATGTTTTGTTGGACTTGCTGGAGTATCTCCATTATTTACTTCGTGCATAATTTATCTACCTTATTTTCAACTCGCTCTAATAGTTTCCGCATATCACCATGAGCACCTAAACAGTTATTGTTATTTCTTTCTTCTAATTTTTTAACTTGGGTGCTTTTTAATTTACCGATAGCCAATAACTCGACTAATCTAGTTATATTTCCATCACAATAATAGGTAGCCACACTCTGTAATTTTCTTTTATTTTCAACAGATATTTTCATACTAACCTGCGTCATCTCTACAATTTCAATATTATCTTCCATTTTTCTGCTCGGTTATTTAACTTACTATAAAGTATAGTTACAATATAAAATATAGCAAGCTTATTTCAAAACAATTTCAAACCTAACTTTACCCGGGCTTCATTACACTTTTTAACTATGCGCTTTGCATCAGCTAAGTTTTTTACGTCTCCACTTTCTATTGCTATCTGGTTAGCTGTTGTTTGTTCAAACTCAGTTAAGTTATTCATATTCAATTTCTACATCTTGGCTAACTTCATCATCACCAGGATCACCACCCCCATTATCAATGCCATTTATGCTACCGACAACAAGAGAGTAATCTTGATCATCTTTTTTAAATACATGCAAAGATCCAGACCAACTAAATAACTCTAAAGTATCTGGCCATTTATTTGCTAGCCTTTGCAATGATTTAATTGCTTTCTGCTCTTCTTTAGTTAAAGTTATTTTATTCACTATACACTCTCCCTTTATTAAATTAATTACCTAAGCTCAGCAGTTGCATACCAACCAACACTGAATACATGGTCGCAATGGCTGCATTCAATATCTGTATCATCACATGCTAGATTAGGTAGTTCATAGTTATCTAAATCAATATTTTTTCCGCATTCCGGACATTTTATATTCATTTGTTTAATTACCTTTAGTTGTTAAAATGGCGGGTTATTAATTGATTGTCCTCGACTACCATTAATTGACCATTTAAACATGGGTTCATTAATTATTTTCACATCTTCGTAATTGGTTTCGTTTAAGCACTCTTGGTCTTCTTCGTTATAATACGAACACTTATAATAATTGTTTTTAACAAGTTGCCATTTTAAGCCCGATTCAACCAGAACTAATCTACAAAGCCTGGTTACCTCCGTATCTTCATCAAATATAAAACCTAAGTCTGTGCCGATACCTGGTCGCAATGACCAAAACTTTATTTTTTTAATTGTTCTTACTTTCATTGTTTACTGTTCCTTAATAACTCGTTTATTCCAAATCCTAACCGCTGCATCTTGAGTCCAATCACTTGACCCAATTCTAATTTGACAATCAAAATTAGTACATTCAACGTAACACCCTTTTTCAGTATCATGGAATTCAGGCTCCGATCCACAGTGAGCACAGGTTTTTAATTTTAAATCTAAAAAATGCATATTTCTATTTACCTTTTAATCTGTGTTGTTTAAGTTGCTCAAACCTTCTAGCTTTCTCATGATTAATTGTTTCAAATTCAGATTTGCAATCAAAACAAATAAAAAACGCTGTTGTCGCATCTTCAGTAGGAAGCCCGTATTTTTCAGCAATACATTTAGTACTAACCGCAATATCAAGCATTGTTATATTTCTTTTTAATATTTTTGATATTTCTATAAAATCAATTTCTTTTAAATCTTCGAATATCACTTTGTATTTTCCTTTAGTGTTTATTGGTTAATTAAAAAACAGCTTTATCCACAATTTCAACGCAGACATTATTTGCAGGCAGTTCCATTTCATCATTAATCAACTCTAAAAACTCACCAGCTAAGTGATTTTCTCTTAGCCGATCTCCAATATCGCTAGTTATGTTGTAGTCATAAATCTGGTCAAGCTCTTCTTTTGTAACCTGTATATTGATCTTCATTACTCACCCCTTTTATTAGTTAATTAAATCTTGTTTTTTACGATAATTATCAATCCCACTCTGGATTTTTTCAAACGACTCGTTCGTTTCTTTTTTGTGGTTTTGTAAATCAACTAGCCCGGGCAAAGAGCTTGGCAACATATCAATCGGGCTAATTAAGTAATTCTTATGCTCCTCAAGCGCTTTAATTACGATATCATCCGACTGTGCAGATATGACGAAATCTATAACCTTTACCTTTTCAATAATGTATTTACTGTACGCTTCACTCTCTGTATCAAAAAGCCCTAGGTAAACTTGTTTTCCCAACCTCCCAACTGAAGCTTGAAACCTGCCGCTTTTATGAAGTGACACCCCTAGCTTGAACGCCCCTCTTGTGTTCTTATTTTCATGAAGTAACGAATTAACCAATGAACTTATAAATACACACGTATCAGCCGAGTAAATTTTATTACCTTTAACAACTAAATCTTTATCCAGCTCCTTACCTTTCCAATTCCTCTTAATCATCCACGATTTAAAGTTAGAGAAAACCAACCACTCTTCACATACAGAACAGCCAGTATATGAAGGTCTTGATTTTTGTATTTTTTCTGAGTAGCACCTACTCACCATACTCTTCCATGTTAGATAGAACGGGCAACACAACCTCTTACCATCAACCACTGGTTGTACAATGTAATCAGCATCATTTAATCCGACACCGCAAATCAGCCTTCTTTTACCTAACGATTTATTACTTGCTTTTATCTTTCTAAACGTCATGTATCAAACCTCTTAGTGACCACTCTTCAATTGTATGTTTTTCACAATGGATTGTAAAGAACTACTTGTATTGTTGTTTTCTTTTTTGTGGGTTTTTAGCTCCACCAATCCAGGTAAGGAAGATGGGAGCATGCATTCATGTGTGTTTTCATAGGTTTGGTATATTTGCATGAACTCCTTTTTCTTCCACGTCATATCGGTTTCAGTCGAGCCACATAGTTGCTGCCATGAACCAAGAGCCTTTACTGATGCCATCGCTTGCTTATCGTCTAGCTTTAACGTTCCGTAGCTGCCAGTAGTTCTTATTTCACGTATTACTTGTGACCATGCTAATTCAGACTTGTCTTCCGTGCTAATTTGACTTAACTGTAAGTGCCTAACAATATCAGCAGGCTTCGGGAAAAAAGAACCGTGGTTTGTATCCATTAAATGCTTAGATATCCCCTCGTTAACTTCTTTAATTGAGTAACTAGACAAGGCAGTAAAATATAATCTCATTAAAGGCTTTGTTACTTCTTTACTGTATGTTTCACATATACCAACCATAACTAATTCAAAATTATCTTTATCTGACTCAATCACTACCAACCCCCCTCTAAGTTATTCATGTTTTTTTGAGTTATCTTTGAGACTCCTGAATTATTACTTTTACTATTTTTTTCCCAAGTACGAACACAAGCTTTCCAGTCTTTAACTTTATTTTTACCAACAAGCCAACCGTTGGAAGTATAGTGATCAACAAAGTTTTGAGCATCTACGTTATTACACCTCTCATTACAATAATTAAAAACCTCCTCCACTGTTGGAGGTATAAACCTTTTAACAGGTTTTTTTGTTGGTGATTTTGGTTTTTCTTCAACAGGAGAATCAGCGCAAAACTTTCTAATCATCTTTTCTAAAAGAAAACCTTTAGATCGATCATGCTTTATACATGCATCGTCTAACATTTTCTTTGCGTCCGGAGTTATATCCGCACTTATTTTTTTATTTCTCATATAAAACCTTGTTTCAATTATTTATAATACTTTCTAATAGAATTTAATAGTAAATAATAATACAGTTCCTGTCAAGCTTTACACATAAAAAAAGAGCGTTAAGCTCTTTAGTAAGTCAATGACTGTCTGTTATCTGTCTGAAGAAAAGACAGGCTCCATGTCTGCCATGATAGAAATACAAGAACCGTTTTCTTTTACCTCTCCTATGTTTGCCCATCCGGTTATGTTGTCGCCAATAATAACAACATCATCAGATTTAAATTCTTTAATTAATTTAATTACCAATTCATCTCTAGTCATAATATTTACCTTTTAGTTTATTTCCACTCACCAGTACGCATTTGCTCTGATAGTACGTATGCTCGTTGACCTTTATCTTTACCTACTTGAATAGCCCATTTACTATCGAGCATTTCTATTGCTGCTAGTTCGTAATCTAGGTCTGAAATAGCTTTAATTGTTTTTTTGAATTTTTTAAATCCCACATAGCCCATATTTAAAGTCATGCTAATTAATACAGCTTGCCTAGCTGCGTTAAGCTCACACCAAAATACAAAGCTATACAAGTTATTAACTACCTCCTTAATGTCGTTGTTTAGCAGGTGTTCTGCTTCTTCTGTGGATATTCCTTTTGTATCCAGACATCGACCGAAGCCGATAGTTAATTTATCCTCTTTGCATTTGTAAGGTTTTAAACTTAACCCTTCGTGCTCTTTTAACTGTTCAATTAGTTTGTTCATTTTTTACTGTTCCTTATCTTTTAATTTATCCGTTGAAGGGCAAATAAAACCCAAAGGCTGTATTTTATAAGAGCATTTGTAATCAAAATCAGGGTCCCAATATTCACCATGTTCGTCGCATAACTCTTCGTCAACATTTCCCTGTGGCACTTCTATATCTACCATAGATGCTTGCCCTGTTAACTTACCAACGACAACACCGGTCACTTGTTCATCCCACTCATCAACAAGATAACCTTGAATTGCATCATCAGCGGCTGAGTCCCGGTCGTTTTCACTCTCAAAGTAAACAAATCCGTCACCTTCTGGATCGAACAAAAAATAAGGTTGTTTTTTGTCCGGGTTGTACTTGCTAATTTCTTTTTTCATTATCTTATTCCTCTTTGTGTTTTGAATTACTTTTCGAACATAGGATCAATAAATGTTTTCATAAGCTCATCATGCTGTCCAACAGTTATTTCATCTCTATTTTTAGTTAGGTATTCAATGCATTTGTCTATTGTGAGATTGTGTGTATTTTTTATTTGTTCTTCTGCAAATTCAGCAAAAAGGTAAAAATCATCCGCTAAAGTCGTAATAGAACCTTCGACATCTATCATTATCTCTTGATAACGACCAGAGGAAAAATCAACTTTGTTATTAAGCTTTTCTATAACGACTGGTACGGAATTTATTTTCTTTCTAAATTCATCAACAGATTTGTAATATTCGTTTAGTCCACTCATTTTGATTCCTCATGATTGCGCGTTTCTGTTGCCATTTCCTCGCCCCATTTTTCAGTCATGGATTCTACCTCAATATTGTAATTGTCCATTACATGTAGCTGTGCGAAACGATAGAGACTATACAAACTTACCTCGTTTGATTCTGCAAAGTTAGCCTGGAATGCGCCAATTTGAATATTTACGAATTCCATAATTGCTTGTGCTTTTAATTCGTCACCCTCTTTGGTTCCAATATTTAATTGAACTTTTACGTTTTGGTTTTCTTGGTTGAAATTTGCCATCTTTGTTTGTCCTTGTGTTTAGTGGTTGTTAAAATAGAGGCTCTTCTTGTTCTTCGCAATCTAATTTGTCAGCAAGTATTGCATGTACTTCTTCATATTCAACATCAAGGTTACTAAGATAACCCTCTAATACGCTGGCGAATATAACTTGTAACTCATTAGTTAACTTATGCATAGTTGGGAGTTTATCTAATTGATCAGTTGTAAAGCTTAAATAAAATTGCCCTGATATTGTGCTCTTCATCTTTGTTTATTAAACTTCTTTCCAGTACTTTTTAATAATACTTAAATAGTTAGACCTTTTACTTTTATACATTTTAACATTCACCCTAATCTTGTTTGATGTACCATTGCATCTAGGACATGACTTACTGCTATGTCTAACATAGTCAGAGTAAATAACATTACATTCTGTGCATTTATTTACAGTTTCACCATATTCAGGGTCATACATCACAACATCGTTAAAGTATTTCAATATTGAATTCTGCGTATTACCTATAAAGCTACCACGCCTATTTATTATGAAAATTACGACAGTAATCGTTATTAGCGCAACAAAAATACTCATTTTGTTTTCTCCTTAGTATTAAAAATTAAAGTTAAGTGTCACTAGATACGTTAAAGTTTTTTATGCTTTTCAATGTAATCAAAAATTGGCTGAAGAACTAGTTCATAAACCTCATCGTAATATTCACCTGTATAATTAGCACCAATACCGCAACGGATCATATCCAAAGCATCAGGGCACGAATGATCTTTATTGGGTCTTACTCCTACTCGTTTTATAGTTAAAAGTTTTATTAGTTCGCTATCTGCGTTTTTAACCTTTTTAGTTTTGCACGTTATATTTGCAGCTGATTCGAATTTTATTCGGTCTGACTGCAGGATGGAGCACCCTGTAATGCCCTTCTTCCAATTCTTTCTAAGTGGCCACGACAAACCAAGAACATTTACTTGTTCACGAGTCCATCCTCCGTTTTTAGTTCTGTGCTTGTCTAACCATTCGTTTGTTATTTTGAACATTTAATATCCTCTGTTTTGTTTTTATTGATTTCATGTAAAATATCAAGAATTCTTTTAGCTCCATTTTCTAAATATACAAAATCTATAAGTGGCATTCCGTTCTCGTAAGAGGTTAAATCCTTAGTGATCATTTTAAGGCCCCTACATATCCCTTCTAATTCTGCGTGTTCTACTTTCATTTTAATTCCTTGTTGTTAATAGTCAGTTCTAAATTATGTTGTATCTTAATGTATAGTTAGCCTAAAGAGAGTTAAAAACTCAACTAAAGGCTTCATATTTACTCAGTACCAAACTAGAGGTTTGTAGAGCTTATATGCCATAGGCGCAACCTATGATTGACAACTTATTATCTAAACTAGCAGAGCTTGTCACAATCAATGTGAGTATCAGCCAAGGTTCCCCAATATAGCTTCTCGTATTGAATGCTGCCGCACTGTCTGATTGTACTAGTAACTCAGTATCAGATTTACATTATAACGCCCGAATCGGCTTTACAGCGCTATACAATGATTAACTGCTGAGTGATGAACACCTGACCAAAATTAATCAAAGGCGCAGTGTAGGTAAGTATATTTAAAGAAAGAGCCAGTAATCAGTGAGAGTGTCTAGAATCTCACCTTGTCCTGTATAACTGGCATTTCATCCCTGTGGGTGCGCCTAACATTAAACCTGGCTCTTTATCTAAATATACTAGTGATATAATCTGTATAAAAGAATGAGCTAGGAAAACAAGGGGTGGACTTGAACCAACCTTACCGTGCTTGTTTTTAATGGCATCCTTTATCGTTCTGAGTTGCAACTCTTAATAAATAAATTATAACCACTCTTGCGCAAGAACTAACCCACTCTTTTATACAGACTATATAAGATGCTTTTGAAAGGAATTGTGTCCACTTGCTTTGTCATGCTCAACGCCGTGACCAGTGGTAAGTTAAAGTTAATCTATAAAAACTACCTGTAACGATTAACTAATAGACACAAAAAAGGTTTTTACAACTGCGAACCTCGTTAGTAGAGGGTGAGAATTCGGTGAGAAAAACCCATCGAAGCCGCATGTGTAAAAACCCTGTACCAAACTCTCTTCTAAAGCAGCTACTAAACTGCTATCAATCAAACTTCGATCGATTTACTAATTATCTTACATTTACTCTGTTTTATCAAGTTTAATAAAATCTTTCGCGTGATATTTGACGTCTATCATGTAAATATCATTCCATTTCTTTCTTGTTTTAATATCTCCTGAATTATGATAATGCTTGCTAAAATTAGCTTTGTATTTTGTTTGATCATTAAATACTTTTTCTTCCATTGTTTACTTACCTTCTTTGTTATAGATCCCATCATCTAAATGGCACTTATCAAGTATGAATTCACGCGGTGTATTACATCCTATTGCAAGAACCATTCTTTGAGTTTTAGTTAATGACGTCCATGCTTTGCATTTACCTTCATACGGGCAAGATTGGCAGCTTTCTATTTTTATGATTTTTACGGGTTTTGTCGCCATTACTGTTTATCTCCTTTATTAACCAAGATCGCATCGTTTTCAAATATAATATGCGTTTCTCCGTCCTTTCTTGGCTTTAGTTTTTTGGTTAAGATTTTCCCGTAATAAACTGGTTGAGGGTTGTTTCCATCACTTCCTGATGTCCATTGAATTTTTTCCATGGCAATCGTCGTTGCTCTATTTGTGACAACCTCGCCTATTTTATATTTTGCATTTTTTATAGCGTAATCAAACATAAGTTTATTCTTTTGTTTTTTTGCTAAAGAATCTATTTCTGACAGTTTATCTTGAAGTTGTTTTAATTCATCACTCATACTATTTATTCTCCTGTTCTAACCTGTCAGCGTAGTCGTCTAGTGATTTAACACTGCAAGCATGCCAGTAGTTGCCGTGAATATCGTCAAAGCTAATAGAGCACTTAATTGTAGCTTCCCTTATGGCGCTTGCTTTAATGTCGTTTAAGCACTGCTCTGGTGAATTATTTAATTGTTCACGAATAGATGATGCTCTTGCATCTAATTCAATATTTGGATGCACTTGATCGTCTAGTGCGTCAAATAGGATTTGGTCGTCGTTGAGTAATTCACGATATAATTCAACCTGAGCTTTCAACTCTGCAATCTCTTGTTCTAAATCACAAGTGTTACAACTTCCTTTTTTACTGCCGTGTTCGCAGTCTCTTTTGTTTGGGTAATTCATGCGAGCACCATATCTGTTAATCTTTTAATTTCAGCGTTAAACTCTAATTCATCCTTGCGTTTTTTTTGATTGATTTTTTGAATCTGCCTTATTTCCATGTTATTTACTCCCTTTAAAGTCAATACCTATACCATCAAGGTAATCAAGTGCGTATTCAATACCTACTTGTGTATCGTCGTTTACGATATAATCATCATGACTGTTCGATAGGTTATTTCTAATGACGAATGCGCAAATTATTTTATCTTTTATTTTTTCAAAATCTGTTCTGGTGTCTAAATTTATAACCCATGAATGAAGTGCACCGTGTATTTCTTCGCATATCAGTCCTTTTTTAAAGTAATCATCAGCAACATCCTTAACATGCCTCTCCTTGACTTCTTTGTATTTATTGAATGCCTCTTCCGGGGCCTTAAAGCTGCCAAGATACAATTGAGTTCCCTTTATGCTGATACTGGCCGCGTATGCATTTCTATCTTTGCATACTCCTTGCGGACAATCTCCCTTATCTACCCTCTTACCGGTGAATAGATTATTTATCTCCCTAGGTACAAATCTACAGTTTTCTTTTGAATATATTTTATTTCCTTCGTTTATTATATCTTTGTCTAAGTGCAATCCTTGTGCGTAGTTTTCATTAAACCACAAAGAGAAATTCTTTAGGTTAAGCCATTCATCACTTACGGTGCAGCCTATATATGTAGGATTTTTTCGTTGGCACTTTTCAGAATAGCACCTTTCTAGCATTCCACTCCAAACAGAATAGCACTTGGTTTTCTTTCCGTTTTTATCTATGGTTTTTACTCCCTCCCTGCATCCAACCCCGTAAAGCTTGCTCTTCCTTTTTTTATTATCCTCTTGCGTATACACTGGCTTTGTTTCTTCTACTACTGGTCTTTCGTGTAAAGTCCATTTTTTACATGAGAAATTATTTACCTCTCCATTATTATCAACAACGTAAATATCACCCATCAATCTATCTGGTTTGGATAAAAGGTATTTTCTTTCTTCACCGTCAGTTAAAACGTAATTAATCTCTAACTCTATTTCTTCCCATTTAATTTCAATACTCATTGTTATTCCTTAGTTGTTGGTTATTTTAAATCGTCAGGTGTTAGTTTGAAGTGCTTAGATATAGCCTGAAGTTTATTCGCTGCTCTCATTGCAGCACCTGCTACTTTTTTAGGGTATTTTCCTGCGTTTTGTATTACTCTAAGTTCAACTATTGAATCATTTATATTTAACGCCTCAATGTTGAATTTTCCTGTAGGTATAGGGTTTGAGTTTTTATATAACGGCCTATTAATGAGAAGAATAAATTTTTCTCTATCCTTTCCCCACATGCCTATTCTTTCCATTCCGTTCATGTAGCAAACATCACCTCTTGCAGTGTTGGTGTTATATCTAACTGCCCAATCTGGAGCATGGTCGATTTCTTTTTGTGTTAAGTCTCTCATTGTTGGTTGTCCTCAAGCTTTACTTTTAATATGTAAGGTTTTACAGAAAGAAAGCAGTCTTCAAAAATAACGAGCGGAGCTTTACATTTTGGTCCGACATCTGAAATATTATTGTAATAGCAACCTTTGCAGGTAACAGTTTCCTTACCTGTAATTACCTTTTCTAGTTCTGGCATTATTGGTTATCCTATTGTATGTTCAATAAATAATTACCAAGATCTGCAATAGACTCAGCGAATAATAAGATAGTGAATGCAAATGCAATTTTTATTGAGTTTTTAGTTTCTTCTTTCATTTTAACCACCATTACTATCGAATTCAGATAAAAGTTTAATTAAAAGTTTTGACTCTGCTGACCATGCTGCTGACCTTGCTGCTGACTCTGCTGACCATGCTGCTGACCATGCTGCTGACTCTGCTGACCATGCTGCTGACTCTGCTGCTGACTCTGTTGACCATGCTGCTGACCTTGCTGCTGACTCTGCTGACCATGCTGCTGACTCTGCTGACCATGCTGCTGACCTTGCTGCTGACCAGTCACTGTTTTGAGGTGATTCATGGCAAGATATAACATTTCTTATTGAATCATTTACATCTTCACCATTATCAGAGTTAATCAAACCATTTAAACGAGATATTGCCATAGCGTGTCTAACTGATGTTATATCTATATCTATTGGTATTGATTTTAATAGTTTTACAGGAAAATCCAAATATTCATTATTCGGCAATCCCTCATAAATTTTCTCTGCAAGATAAATCAACCAAGATGGGAGGCTCATATCGGTAATTGCTTTCTCTAAAGGCGATTCTTCTGTTTGCATTGCACAACCAAAAAAGCAACCTTGGTTTGATTCGTTTAACCACTCACCTCGAATTAATCGATCTGCTTCTTGGTGCTCTTGCATTTCACTAACCCATTTTTGTTTTTTTTCTTTATTCCAAGTTTTCATTTTTTAGCCCTGTTAAGTTTTGTTTTTATAACGGAGAACAAATAAGCGCTTTGCGTCATACCTTCTAATATTGCCGCTGTTTGTATTTGCTTTAACCAATCATCAGTAACGTACATCTTTATATGCTTTTTAATTTCTTTCTTTTCTTTTGTCATTCTATGCCCCTGTATTTGTTTTATTAATATTAGTACTATATAAGAACTAATGCAAGAAAAACTTTAATACCATTTAAATATTAAATTAGTACTATATAAGGTTGACAATACTTTTAACTTAATCTAATATTAATTGCATACCAACAACGAGATAATTTAAAATGTTCAAAGTAACCATAGAGAAATTTAACGGAGAAGAAATTCACACAATGTCATTACCGACAAAAAAAGAAGCAAAGAAATATAGAGGTGACGTGATGAAATTAAACGGAATGGTTAAACACGCTGGTCGCTTTGTTAATTATTCTGATGGTATTGAGCTTTTTACTAATTTTTAAAATCTTGTTTAATTAACGTGACAGTTTTAAACAAACAGCCCACCAGGGCATCATAAATAATTAAAGGAAATGTAATGGCAGATAACAAATATAAAGAATTTAGAAACTACATGGTTAACGAGCTCGGCATAACAAGGCAAGATATAGAGGCATGGACAAAGCAAAGTACAGCTAACGAAATAGAAAAAATACTTTCTGGTTTGGATGTTAAAGAAATGGTTTCTGGTGCTATCAAACGTTGTGCTTATGATGCTGTTAACTCTGGTGGGTATGGTAGAGGCGTTGAACTTAGAAATGCTTTAGCAAAAGAGATAGCAGATAAAATGCTACTTGAAATAAAATTTAAAGCTAGCTAACAACTCTATCTTTACAACTAAAGAGTTTTATAAATTAAATAGGAATGAATATGAAATCTTATGACTATAAAAATGCAAAAAGGTTTATAGAGGAGAATAAAAGCCAAATAAAGATCGCCTCGTTGGGAATGAAAGAAGATTGGTTTTGGACCGCAGAAACTGTTTTTGAAGATGGTGAATTCAAAGTTGATTTTGATGACGATAAATTAACGATAGGTGGGATATCATCAAGCCAATGGGGTACACCTTCACTTATGATAGAGATGGATGGTGATGTTGAGTATTTTAAAGATTGTTTTGTTGGCGAATCTGATGGAGCTAAACCAGAGTGGATTAGTTTAGGCTGCCTATCTGAGCCCGTTCAGAATGATATCGATAAAATGTAAACGTAGATTAAACACCTAACCTATCAAGTCGCTTAATTGCGACTTTTCCGGTGCAAGGCGTGGATAAGTTCTCAATTCAACAGGTAATGCCTTAGAACCAATAAACATATGAATTATTCAAATTAAATAAGGAATGGTTATGGAAATTACACCAGGAGTAAAGATTCATTTAAATTCAAAGCTAGAAGCTTTAATCGATTTGGAAAATGAAATAAAAAACGAAAATTACGAAACGGTAAGTCAGATTATGGGTCACATATATAGCGCGATCGAGTGGCAGAAGAAATACAATAAGGAAAAAGTCGTATGAACAGCGAAAATAAAACACATTACAGAAAGGCTTTTAAATCACCATATTTGAGTAGCGCCGACATAGTTGGGCCGACAATATTAACTATTAGTCATGTTGTTCTAGCTAAAGATCAAACAAAGAAAACAAAGGATTCATTTAATACGGCTCATTTTGTTGAAAAACAATTAAGACAGGGTGAACAGTTAAAGCCTATGGTGTTGAATGCTATAAACTCTAGAACACTGTATCAACTCACTGGCTCACACTTTATTGAAGACTGGCAAAACATACCAGTAACTATTTTTGTTGATAGTAACGTTCGTTTTGGGCGTGATACGGTAGAAGGTTTACGCATCAGCATTCAACCACCAGCTTTAACAAGGGCAGTAATTAATCGTGACAGTAACATGTGGAAAAATGCGATTTCAGCATACAAGCGTGATGGGAATTTTAATGCAGTACTTGAACGCGCCGATATGTCACAAGAGGATATGCAGTTTATAGTTGACGAGGTGGCAGCTAACAATGTTTAAATTCTATGATATAGAGCAAAATACCGACATATGGCTTAATCACCGCGGCGGAAAGCTGACAAGCTCTAAGCTCGGCGTAATAATGGCAACAAATAACGATTATTCAATATTTACTCTCGGTAAGGAATCTTTTGCGATAGCTGATAATAAAGTTAAAAAACTGCTGAAATCTAGGTTTTCATTAAAAATTGATGCTGAGCATGAACTTAAAACCATGGAGGAAAAAGGCTTAAAGAAAGCATTCACAGCAGTGGCTAGTAAATACGCAAGTAACATAGCTCTTGAGCAAGTTACGGGCAAGCCAATTATCAGTGGATATTCAAATGACCATATGCAAAGAGGGCACGAACAAGAGCCGCAAGCTGTAATGTTATACGAGGAACAAACTTTTTGCACTGTTAGTAATGGTGGTTTCTTTGGCTCTGATTTTGTTGGTTCTTCTCCTGACGGCCTAGTTTATGATGATGGCGTTATTGAGGTTAAGTCAGTTATATCTAATATCCATTATGATAACGTAAAGCGACAAGGAGTTGACCCAGCTTATAAATGGCAACACATAGGCAACCTTAAATTTACTGGTAGAAAATGGATAGATTTTGTTAGTTATTGCGAAGACTACCCACCAGGAAAGCAGTTATTTATCCACCGATTAAACAAGAATGATTTAACAAAAGAATTCGAAATGATTGATATTCGTGTGGCTGAATTTAAAAAGCTTGTGGATAAATGTCGCATTAACATTTTAGAAAGCAAATATGATAATTATTAATTTAACAACATAGGAATATAAAAGATGAATAAAGAAGCAGTTAGACAACAAATACTAGGCATGCTGATTGAAGAGAGTCCGGAAATGCTAGATATAGCAAGACAGGCTGAAAAAGAAATCTTGGAAGCAGTGATAAAAGCAACAAATGACGAAGACAAAGACAAAAAAGCGGCAAAGTTTCTCGGTGTGACTTTAGCGTCACTTGAATTTGAAGATATGTGTGATTGATTATAATTAAACCATTCGTTAATACAGAATGGCTCAACAAGGATTAAATAAAATGTCAAAAAGAATATCAGCGGTAATTGATGAGTATAAAAAAGACGGCCAAGACAAAGCGAAATGGATTGATATCGGCGCAATATTAACTAACAACAATGGTAAGGAATATATTCTGCTAAACCCTGAAGTTAATCTTGCTGGTGTTTTGGCTAAACAGAACGCGCTAGAGTTCGCCAAAGGTGGCCAGATGAGAAGTAATGTCATGTGCTCCATAGTTGAAGATTCAAACCAAAACAATCAGCAACAAGGTGGTTTTTCACAACAAAACCCTCAACAGAGCGGATATAATCAAAGATAAATCTTAACCAGGTGAAAGGACTCGCCATTTTTTAGGGGGATAAAATGAAATACGACGACTGGTTTATACTAGATCAATACATACTTTACGGATTTATAGTTTTTACTTTTGTAGGTTCGTATTTTGAAACTAACCCTGTTGATTTTAAACACCCGACTAATCAGTTTTTAACATTCTTTGTATTGCCTATTGCTGTTATAGCTTTACTTGTAGTGTTAACTCTTTATTTGTCGGGTGATATTTATAAATTAAATTGTGATGACGTAGATTGTAAAATTAATAGCTTTTACCACATCGAATCATAATATGTTTTAAGCTCATCAACAGTCGTCATTGCATTAACTAAATCATATTGCTCCATCTCCCAGTCAAAAGATGGTTGAACATACAGGTCTAAAGATGTTTTAAAAGGTTCTATATCCGCAGGGGTTAGCGTTATCCAGTCATATTCACCTATTTTAAATATTCTATTTCCTACTATTGTTCTTATATTGTTTATGTTATTTGCATCGTCCCTGTCTATTAAATTAATAGTCGAACCATTAAAGTCAAAGCTGCCTAATTGCATTTTACATCTTTTAACTTGATTCATTCCATAGATTGAACTTTTAATTTGCTCTATCGGTTTTAAGGTAAAATCCCACATTTCATGAGCATTACCATCTATTACTGTATAAATAGGAGCGGATGTTTTATTGTTATAAAAAAAATACGGGTATGCTGTAGGAAACTCCCAGTCCTTAATAGAATCAACATAACCATCAGGCTTTAAACCGTTCACAGTATCTATTACTTCTTCATCTTTAATTTTTACAAATGTCATTACTTTTCCCTTTTAAAATAAAACGCCATCGGCCCATGCGAAAAATGCATATGATTCACCAGATGCGTTGCCGCTAATATCACCCGTTAAAGTTATTCCGTCACTATCAAACGATAAAGGACCACCAGCAGTTGATTGGCAATTGCTTGTAAATACAATGCGGGAAGCTGTCCCCAGGTTCGAATCATATATTATTACATCTCTATCAACAGTGTTTGATAGTAATAAAAATACACCTACAGGGAAGCCTGTTACAATTTTATTGCCAGGACTGCCAGTCCCTGTATATGTGCCAGCAAATAAACCAGCAGCAGGATTGTGTGCAAACAAATAAGCCTCGTAATTTCTACCAGATCCATTAACCCTTTCATCTGTCCCGAGACTAAATACTGATGATGTTGGCTGGGTTGAGTTCCAAATTCCTGAACTTACCAATCTATCAACAATAGTACTACACCAAGCATAAGATATAGCACCACCTTGAGGTTTCAACCAAAATCTAGTTGCAGGTGAAGCACCAGGAGCAGCACCAGAAGTTTGCACCACTAAAAGAAGCCCTATATCTTCCGTCACATTATGCGCAATAGTTCTATTAGTGCCATTTCCGGAGTATGTAACAATATCGCATATTCCGGGTTCTATTTTGAATGCAAGTGAATATATATTATTTCCTGAGCCGTTATAATTAGCATCAGCACCTACAGTAAAACCAGCAGTATCAAAAGAGGTTAACCCTGTAGCTTCTGTAACCGTGTTAAATGCGGAACCGTCAAATATCCTTGCATCACCAGCGCCCCTAATAGTATTTACGGTTCTCATTGACCCCGTTGTTGTTAAATTTGCAATCCAAACACCACCAGCGTTCGTGTTTAAATCAACAGAAGATGAAACACTTAATGTTGCACCTGTTCCTGTGAATGTAATGTTGTCGAATACTTTGGTAAAATCAATTGTTGTTGTAAAACTTGTCGCATCTGAAAACTCACTTAAATCTGTTCTCGTTCCTTTATGTAACGTATGCCAGAAGAATTGTGTTGCTGCTTCAAGCTTTACTGGAACTAAGTTACTTTCTAAATCAGTGGTTATTTGTGAATCATAGACTAAGTTGGTTAATCCTACATCGTCAAATACCTGGTATCTGGAATATTCATGAGCGGCTGCACTCCCGGAAATTACATAAGCCTCACTTGTTAGTGTTGGTGTTCTTGATACACCAGTCGCCAAATCTGCTGGCAAATCATTAACAGGTTTTTTTACAATACCATCAATAGGTAACCAATTAGTGGCATCAGCGCTAGGCTCATTACCCGATTGCAACAACTGAGATGCATACCTTCTTAAATCCACTTTACTGTATGATTGTTCGTCTATTTCATATGTTCTACCAATCACCCAATCCAATACCGGGTTATCTAATACCCAATTAGAACCAGTATCTACCGATGGATCATTACCAATATTTGAGCTTACAACTGATATGTAATAATTTGAGTCACCTGAAAATATTACACGGTCTTTATCACTATAAGTTTTAAAAGAAGACCAGAATTCATTAAAGAATACGCGCTCCCAATTCTCCCCGCCAGAGGCGAAATCAACAACCGGATCTATACCTGTGCTATTTTGCTTTGCTTTGTAGTAATTATCATCACTTCCGGTAACAACTGAATTAGTGGTTTTGTAATTTACAGAAGGGTTCCAGTCGTCAAAGGAATTACCAGATGACAAGCCACCACGAGGGCTAACGTCGTCGAATGAATCAACCTGAGAATCGGCAGAATTAAACAGTTTAACTGTACACAATACCGAAGCATATGCATTTAATGTCATTTTTCCTTCGCCATCTAATGGCAAATCTACAGGATTTAATATTGTTTGTTCAGGATCGTTAAATGTCTCTTGAGGTATTGCCGTTTTATTCTGAAAGAAATTTAACTTACCATTAGATAATGGTTGTCCATTTCCGTCAAAAAATTGTGAAAATGCATCTAGTATTCTAGTCATCGTTAATACCTGTTATAATGTTTATCATATTGTAACATAAATTATGTTTTTACTTTTAAGGGTGACTTATGGAATATCTTATTGTTATCCCCATTATTTGGTATTTATCAAAAAACACATTCCCAAGATTAAGCAATTTATGCGGTACTATATCATTACTTGGAGTTACAGGTATTTTAATAATCGCTCTATTCTACTGATTCGTCACCGAACAAATACCCCAAAAGACCACCACCCAACATAAACGCATCTTGTGTAGGTAGCCCTTCCACCCACTTTTGATATTTTTGTGTTTTTTCTAGGTTTTTCTCAAGAGACTCTAGCTTTCTTGATACTTTACCACCCTCAATGACACCGTCTTTTGTTGCTTGTCTAATTATGTTTTGAAATTGAGGTGACCCCATTAAATCAGAAGCTCTTTTTGCACCATCAGTTGATTGTTTCAAAAACTGTTCCGTAACATTGCTTGCTATTGCAGACGCCACAGGACTTTTAGTTGCAAAAGCTACAGCTACCGGAACAACCCTACCAACCATTTTTCTTATAAACCCTGTTTTTTCATTGAACATAGCGTTAATTCTACCTGTTGGTACTTTTTGACCTAGAGCTCTACTCACACCTTCTGACACTTTAAATAAATTATCTATAGCTCTTTTACTTTCTTTAGGTAACACTCCAAACAAAGCTCTTTTAGCTGATGGTGACCTATTTATTGTGTTGTACCACTTTACAAATTGTGTAGGGTTTAAAGACTGCTGATTAACTCCTGAGCCCTTAAATACATCGTTCATTGCTGACAATGCCACCTCTCCCCGTTTGTTTTCTGGTATGGAATTCATCACCCGGTTGAATTTATCTATTTCACCTTTTTGAAGTCCTTTTATTGCACCAGATACATTCACGTTTAAAGCTTGATTTAAGTCCTTTCCTAATAATGTTTTTAGATTATCTTCTATTTGTTTTCTTTGTTTAACAAGAGATTTTCCTGCATCACTAATAGCTAACGCTTCACCTCCAACACCTTCTGCGATCGCGTCTTGATCTCTTGTTAATCTTGCATATAACGCTTTGTTAAGCCCAGTTTCCATGTCTTTAAATTGACCGCTTCCTCTATTTATTGCTTGCCCTATTTCTTTTCTAATTAAATCAATCCTACCTAATGTGGGGTTTATAGTCTCCCCGGTGGTTCTTGGTATCATTGTTACAGGATCAACTCTAACCGGTCCTTTTTTAGTTTTAGTTTTTAATTGATTTAACATTCTTGCGAATTTTGGAGGTAACTTATCCTTACTCGCTAAGTCTTCTAAAAATGAAACTGTATTTGGTGCAGGGAATTTACTTGCTTCCGGTATTACTTGCCTTAATGCACTATAAGCTTCATCAGCCTGTTGAAATAAATCATCTACATTTTTTAATGAGTCTGCTTTAAAGTCCAAGCCTAATTGGGCTTTATCTATTGTTCCTCCATATTGTTGAATTAGCTCATCAGCTTTTCTTGATGTCTCTTTGATGAAGTTTACTGCTTGTGGAACTAATACACTTCCAGGGATTGAAGACAGAGCCATTTCTACATCCCTATACTGTGGGTTTTTACTAGCATAACTAGCTAAAGGTTCAGAGCTGATATTTAACTCATCCATAGCCCTAAAGAATTCAGGATCTGCATCAATCATAGCTGATATATCTTCTGTATCACCTTTTTTTATGGTTTCAGCGACGTTTTCAACAGTTGATGTTTTAACATCACCCGACATTAAATCATCTATTGCTGTTTTTGCTTCTGTTGTTTTTGCTCTTGCGCTTGCTAGTTTTCCTTGGCCTAAGATCCTTCCAGATAAACCACCGCCAAATTCTGCCATTAATGTTGGTGCAATATCAAAAGCTGTTGCGACTGCAGGGCTTCCAGTTAATTCAAGTGCTTGCTCTCCTGCCGATCTCCCTAATCCTTTTTCACGAACAGATCTTACCGTCCCTCTTGCTTGCTCTACACCAGTTAATAATTGTGAAGGTTGTAATGCGATATCTACTAAACCAGCAGTTCCAGCAAGAGCAGGTCTTATTACGCTTTCTTCAACTGATTTTATACCACTTCCTATAGCCTCTAATTGCCTTCTTGATGCTTCTCCACCTTCATAGGTTAGACTCTCTTCTACACCTCTTCTTACCGCCTCCCCTGCTGTTGGGTCACCAGTTAATAATGCGGTTGTTGCACCAGTGACTCCACCTGCAATAGTGGCTGGTATAGCGCTGGCTATTGTGCCAATTGTTTCTAATGCACCAAAAGCTTGTTCGCCAAAAGATGGTTCTTTCTTTTCAGTTATCTGATCAACTGCTTTATATTGATCCCATGGCTTTGGTGCTTGGTATTGCTCCCACGGTTTGGCCATTACTTTTTGCTCCAGCTTGATTGTAAGGACGGATCACCACCGTTATATATGTAACCGTCTGATACCTGACCTATAGGTGGAGCACCAGGAAAAGTTTGATCTTGTGCTGTTGATGGTGGTTGTTGCCCGCCTCTTTCTTTCATTCTTAGGAATCCTGCAACCGTGCCGCCTTGGTCTAAAAACTGTATTTGTTCATTGTAATAATTTCTAAGTTTTCCTTGAGCTTCTTTTTTTCTTAATAAGTATGTCTTCAATTCAGCAGTATCTAATCCTGTTGGTAATGCAACGTCTTTAGCTAAATCTAACTCACCCTTTGATAGTGCCCCAAAAGATACGGCACCTACCACATCTAAAGCCATTCTTCCGCGAATATTATCAAGCTCAACTGATGCAGATTTAATTGAAGGCCATAATTTCTCTATCGCACCTACGCCAGCGCCAGAATCTAAAACTCTAATGGCGTCATCTATATTTTTCATGCCAGCATCTATTTTTTGTATGGACTCAAATCCTTTATCTATTGTGTTACCTCTTGAAATTGCTGTCATTTCAGAAAACTTTTCAGCCTGCTTAATTTCTGCTTTCGCATCAGCTAAGTTTTTTACGTCTCCACTTTCTATTGCTGATAAAAGCGCATTACTTACCGCTCTACCCTTTAATCCAGCTTTTACCATCCTGGCTGTGTTTTGTTGTTTAGGAGTAAAGTCTTTTATTAGTTCATTAAAAGCTAAAGTCTCTGATGGTAACCCTTTTGATTTTTGTGTGTCCTGCTGAGCATTAATCATCAACATCATAGTTTCTAACTGCTCTTGGTCACCCAGTGTTTGTAAATGAGAAAGAGCAGCCTTAGCATCAGGGTTTTGCTTTGTTGCTTCTAGTTCAGCAAATAACTCTTGCCGTTTTTCATAAGGAAGATTTAATGCGGTGATCATCTCACCCATACCGCTAACTCTTTCTTGTTGACTTACATCTTGCTGGCCTGACTGTAACCTTTGCTCTCCCAATTGCATTTTTTGGCCAAACAATTGTTGTTGCTGCTGGTCTAATGCTGATTGTCTTTGGTTTTCAAGTTCAACCTGTCTGTTTTGTTGTATAATTCCGCCAATACCTAACCCTGTATTTAATGCGTTTATACCTTGTTGCTGAAAGTCTGTTCTTACTAAATCAACCATTTTAATTACCTACGAATAAGGACCAGTCATAGCTGGTATTTGGCTTAAATTTAAATTTAAATTACTAGGTGGTGCGTATGCTGTCTGTGGTTGGTTAAATGCACCACTAGCATATAAACCGATACCTGTATTTAATGCATTTCCTATAGGATTAGTTACTCCAGCCGCTTGAGCTTGTCCTAGGTTTATGGCTGTTTGCTGTCCTGATGTTCCAGCTCCCACACCCATATTTGCCATTATTTGAGCTAATTGCTGTTGAGATTGTAAGGTTGTACCAGCACCAGATTGCATTGAATTTATAATGTTATTCAATGTTTGCTGATCAAGGTTTGCTAAATTTTGCGATAGACCTTGCTCTGCACCTATTTGCTGACCTGTTACACCTTGAAGTATATTGGCTGCATTTATACCGGCAGTTTCTCTAAGCTGACTTTCAGTCATTCCTTGTTGCTGGGCTAATTGAGAAAGCTGTTGGGCTGACATCGTACCTACATCACCCATTCTTCCAAATTGTCCAGCCTCGAATTCACCGCCTCTTTGTTGCATTTGACCCGCAGAAATACCACCCTGTGTAGTAAATGCGCCAGCCTGACCTGCTGCACCTTGACCGCCACTAATTATTGGCAAATACCTTCCTAGCTGCCTATCAATATTAGCGGCCGCTTGTTGTTGTGCATTTAGTTGAAATCTACCTTTTACATTACCTGATCCAATACCACCAGTAACAGCCGCTTGACGACCCAAAGCCCTTTCACTTTCTTGTAATGCTAAATTATAAGCAGGATCATTAATTAAAGCTGCGTCAAAAGCTTCTTGCCCTCTGGCTCCACTTAATCCCATGTAAGGATTTAAAGCTTCCGCTCCCGCTGAAATATAAGGATTTAAAAAACCTACAGCTCTGTCTACTCCCTGACCAATAGATCCAACCCCCGCTTGTGTTCCTGCTCTTCCTGCTTGTATTCCTTGCTGTATTTGGTTTAAAGCGAAGTCTCTGCCGCCAGTTATATCTCCCCTGGCAATCCCTGTACTTTCTCGGATAGCTTGCTCTGCACCAAGTAATCCCGCTTGTGTGCCTTGTGGCATACCTAATGGTTGTTGCTGGAAACTATAATCTCTAGGTATAAACTCCCCCTCTAACGGCGTTTGAGGTTGAAATACATCTGTTGGTGTTCCTTGATTAATAGGGTTGGTGAACCTGTTTGGCGCCATCAAGTTAGGATCTTGCTGAAACTTTAATGGTAAATTTTCATTTAATGCGCCTTGAGGAAATTGACCTGCCTGCTGTTGACCTGGTATCTGATCAGCAATAGGGTTTATTCCTTGTGGAGGTGACTGTGCAACAGGTTGTGTATTTAATTGTTGCGGCGCAGATATGCCCTGCTGCGTTGGCGCGGGTCTTGGATAATTAAACCCTTGTTGAACGCCAGGTCTAACTGTTCCGTCAGGTTGTATATTTAATTGATCCTGTCCACCTTGACCTATACCTTGTGGAGTTGCCTGTGCAATAGGTTGTTGCTGGGGAGCTTGACCAATAGGTGCTGTAGATACTGTTTCAGGTGATGGTAGACCAAGCATAGCATTAAGGGCGTTCTGCCCTCCTTGCTGTGATATTTGGCTAACATTATTGGCTGACTGTGTTAACAGCTCACCCGTAGAAACACGGCCTTGATTAAATAAGTCAATACTGTCTTGCATTGATTCATTAAACTGCGCTAGTGACGGTCCAAATATCCCCAACACTTGAGATATAGCTCTATTTCTAGCCGCCTGATCTATCTGTCCACCCTCTCTAATCGAGTTAGCTTGCAATTCCGCTTGTTTTTTTGTAGATTTGCTAGTTAAATAAGATGAAGTAAGGGCCGTACCTGCACTTATCAAACCAATAGTTGCCGCTGATAATCCAAAACTCATGACTTCCCCCTCAAACATCTGATTTTTTCAATAGTTTTAATGCCTTCTCTATCGGAAATTATTGCCTCTTCTTCTATTTCGTCAAGATCAGTTTTATTCGTAGCGTGAATACACAGCCAAATAGTATCTTCATTAACAAGTGCGGCCTTCTGTGTTCCTACTGGTGCCACTCCAATGTAGTGATCTATAAATCTTTCCTGATCACCATCTGCATAAATTGTTATATCACCCTTAATCATTATATTTATGCATCTATACCTGTGCTTCTTCCCTACGATTACAGTACCTTTAGGTAGAAACATCTCTCTAACGTAAACACCGTCAGCAAAATGATGGGTGAGTTTTGTTTTTGGTACGCCCATCGAACCTTCACTTATGCTTTCCTCTATCGATATAGCAAGAGACATAAGATCGCGTTCTTTAAGATCTTGTATTAATTCAGTGTAACCCATCCGGTATTCCCCGTAGTCGTACTTTTAAAATAAAGCTTGCTGTTAACTGTATCCCAGCATTGATCTTTAAATCTTCCGTTTAAACTTCCTTCTGGGCTACCAGCAAAATCCAGTATAATTGGTTGTTTGTTGGAAAAATCAATCAAGGAAGAAAGTAACCTGTAAAATACCTGTGTAGGTTGCCTTGTTTCTTCTACTAATTTTGCCCCTATATTAGGTATATTAATTGCCATCTACACCCACCCACGCTCTAATTATCACATATTTGCCAGGTTTGGTCATTCTAAACCTGAACACCCTCGGAGTTCTACTTTTACCTAAGTTAGACCAGTTCAATATTCTCCTGTATTCTCCTGACAAACCTAACCCCCTAGTTCGCCATCCATAATCAGGAAAAACCTTTGCGTCATCTGAGTAGTTCATTTCTACATCTAATTCATCTGTTCCGGTAGCTAATCCAGCTTCAACCTCTAGCCTAAAGTACCTAAACCTTAAGTTTTTGTTTTTGTCGCTAATTGGAGGTAAAGAAAATTCATACCTTATAAGCTCTCCATAATCAGAATCAGCGTCACTGGTAAACTCCCCTATCCTCCCGGATTCGCTGTCGCCACATATCAACCTGTCATAAGCTGTTACTAGTCCGTTTATTCTAAGCCTGCTTTTATCTTCTAAATTTTCAGATCTATCTTCGGCCCATATCTTTTTTCCACTTAATCTAGATGCCTTCATGCAGTATTTAAATGTGTTGTTTTTTAAATTGAATACCGCGAAAGTCTCGCCTCTAAAAGTATAGTTATAACCAAAAGACTCTTCTATTTCTTCTATTGTATGTTGCTCTAATAGGAATTCTATTGATGTTGTTGATATTGGTTCAAACTCGTTGCCCGTGTACATGTATATTTTAGGTGTTTCATTAAAGCCCTGCCCCATCATAACGAAAGTTTCACCAAGATCGTAAATCGCGAACTGACTAGACAAACCTTTTGTAAATTCATAACCATCTACTTTTGTAAATAACGCACCTAATTCAGTTATGTTTGTCGGAGCGTAAACGGCGCTATTTATATCTGAAAATACATATAATTGCTCGTTGTACTCATGAAGACCAACGACATTATTTCTTGCGTTTCCATAAATAAAGCTATTGGCTGAGTCATAACTTAATGCATCGTTTACATCTGATTCAAATATTATAGCTTGGTCAGCCGAGAACACGAAAACACCTGAAGCAAATACCACGTGATTCACTATTGTCGCGGGCGATGGTATAAACTCAGGATCTGTTATTGGTAAAAGACCTGCTGATTCAGAAAACACAAACGCAGTTGCGGTACCAGGTATAACAATAACTAATTGAACCCCGCTGTCAGCAAGGACAACCCGACCTAAGCCCGGTATAGTTCCCAAATTCTCCAAAGTAAAGGTTTCAGCACCGAAAGCATCGACCGTTCTTATTAATCGCCATAAAGTATTAGCATTAACAAAATAAGGAATAGAAGATAAAACCCTTATGCCACGATTAATTGCACTGCCTCCAGTGCTGTCGATCTCTCTAAGCCCAAGTCTTATAAATAACTGCGATGTAGAGCTAGCATCTGACTCTGGGTAATTTGGGAATAAGTTTTGACAAAGCTGATGTGAAACTGGAAGTGATTCACTAACATAAAACCCATTACCTAAAGGGATTTCTACAGGTTCTAGTTTCATGATCCTGCCTCGGGTATTGGCTTTAATTTACCAAGAGGAAATACACCGACCATTGAAGAATACTTTTCAGCTAATTGATTTATAGCTTGAGTAGCCTGATCCGGAGTGTCAACTTCAGGAGCCATTTGTTGTGCTAGCATATAAGATAAAGGTAAAAACCATTCACTAGGGAAATCAATATTATCACCATTGTCGCTAGTTATATTAATTGGCCTTACATAGGTTATATTTAAAAGGGAATTATTATTTGCTGGGGATTTAAAAACGGACAACACACCATCAACAAGTTGAGGTGAATAGTACCACGCCTGTACAGAACCAGTGGCGGTTTTGTCCCCGGATTCATAATACTGCGTTGAGTTCCATTTGGTTGTTGGAACATCTCCTGATATTGAACTTGATTGATACCTACTATTCACCACTTTAACCGGTCTTTCTAAGAAATTAGTAAATACATAAACTGTACTAGAAGTAGGCACTGAAAAATTAAGAGTGTCATCAAGTATAGCGGCGCCAGCGGTATAACTTGCAACAGTTGTCCACTGTATTGAACCGTTAGTATGTATGATACCGATGTTGTCACCCGTATTTATATCACCGGTAACATTTAGTGTAGTTCCTGAAGATACAGAATCGGTTAACAGGCTTAAGAATTCATCTTTATTAGCTGCAAAATCCCCGTTGGGACCTAGTTTATATTCTATCTTTCCAGTTTGTAAAGGTAAAACAGCTTGTGTTTCAGTCCACAGGTGATAATTAACTTGTAAAGATTTAACTAGGAAGTTTAAAGATGTGAATCCTGCCTCTCTATCTTCTGCTGATAATGGTAATACTCGATCAGTCTCACCTAGAATATCAAGTGCTTTCTTAACTATATCAAATCCTGTTGCCGTTAATACGGGGCTTATAGCCATACCTTATTGCTCCAATTTTTTATTAACAGCAAAGTTTATAGTTGTGACCACCTGACCATTAGCTGTGGTTCCTGTCACCTCTACCCTATAAACTCCAACGTTATTAAACGTTAACTTTGCCGAAGCAATTTGATTATCAAAGGTTTCATTTTCTATTTTTATCTTTCCATCTTCAGCAACCCATACAACATCGGTAAGCGTGTCACCTAACAACCAAGATGTAAAATCTACAGGCCAATTTATAAATGAATCAACCTTGAATTGATGTGCTTCAGATGATGCCTTTAAATTCCTAAAGAAAGTATTTTGATACCTGTAACAATCATTAACTATGTTACCTAATCCGCGAGGTATTCTGTTGTGATATTTAACAATAGGAAGTGTGGCGCCTCGTTTCATCATGTTAGATATACCAGCCCTAGCTTGCATCATAACCGATTGAGGTATTTCTATTCCATAATCTGCGCCTATCCTCATAGCCAACCCTGAAGATATAGCGTCAAGATCACCCAATGTTAACCCAGACTCTTCTTCTAACGTCGCGTTATCACCAGTTGAATTATAACCAGTATTTATAGAAGGTCTATCGTCCAACTCCGCCATAAAAGATTCTAAATCAATAAGCGCGTCAGGGTATTGAGGTATAGAGGGATCTGAACTAGCACCTTTAACCTTTAATTTTCTAAATGCTTTTTCAATTATGTTTAATTTTATCATATAACACCAATAAAAAAGGGAGTTGCGACACTCCCTTATTATATCACAAAACTTTTAACCTTCAGATTCTTTTGTTTGTGACTCTAAATCATCAATCTCTGCCTCGGGCTCTGCCTCGGGCTCTGCCTTTTTCTTGGGCTTTTCCTTGGTCTTTTTCTTAGTCTTTAATGCACCGCCAAGACTATCAGACCAGCCTTCTTTTAAAAGCTGATTTTCATGATCCTCATCGACAGCCTTGGTTACATCATAACTAACCCTGACTCCTTTAAAGCGGGTTGAAAATATCCCACCTTTCTTGTGAAGTGTCTTTGGATAATCAGTCATTAGGTTTGACCCCCCATAAATATTCCTACCTCTTCAGGTTTTTCAACTTGCCAATCATACCAAATAGCAATACGTGTCGAACCATCAAGGCTTCCTAGTCTACCTTGCCAACCTATAATCCCGTTAATTCGACCAGCGGTGAAAGCTTCTGTCTTCATTCCCGAGAATAAATCTGAACTCGTAGGAATAGGGCTTGATGCCAATACCATCGAGTCTTCAGTCATAATGACGTTAGTTCGACCAGTAACAGTGTTTAAAAAGTTAATGGTGTCACCAGCGCCAAATGCGGTGATCACGTTTGCGTAAGCAGACTCATCTCTGGTTAGAACGCCCGAGCCACCATCAGCAATAGGGCGCTCATCCCATGCGTAAGGTCTAGGCGATATAGTTAACACTTGAGCGTTTACATTAACAACAGTAAATGTCAGTAAATCACTGGTTGTTATTTTACCATCACGAGATACAGCAAACATTCCGGCAACATCGAACTTATCGCCAACATTAACACCGGTAGTTACACCCGTTACTGTTAATTGTGCGAATCGATTATCAAAAGGAACGTTAGAACCGTTTGGAGAGGATTCAGTTGCTATTGGTGCAAAGGTTTGAGCGCCGTTAACTGTTAATGCTGCGGCTTGCCCGGTTATAACAGGTAATTTATTATGTCGATAAACCTCACTAACACCAGCAACTTGATTTTGAAGCTTTCCTTTTTCGTAAGCATCCGATGGTATCTGTCCTTGATAGTTTGCGGTTGACTGCGTTAACTCTCGGCCTGATGCTTTGTAATCAGTAGCATTCATATAGGCATACATACCTTTCATTTTCGCATACTCAAGATCAAACATCTTTGTTTCTGTTGCTGCTAGTGCATCCCAACCATTGAAATTAGTCGATCCAATCGCATCAGCATCAGCAACCATGAACGCGCCTTGATTAACAGCTTTTCGCAGACCTCGCTCTTCCACTTCACCAGCTAAACGCAAAGCATTTGCCCTGATGCGTCTACGGTATGAACGCTCGTCACGCATATCATCAGCACGTAAACTGAAAAATGTGTTACTAGGCTCACCAAGTGAACCGCCAACGGATAGCTCTAAAACACCGCCTTCTTGACCTGTTATATCCCAACCGTCAAGACTACGCGCTTGCTGCTCTATTGGTTTAAACCAACTGTTAGCAGAGCGCTGCAAATCTGCGCCAGGCGGATTGTACAATTGAGCCATACTAGTAAACGTGTCTAATACCTCAAATGTTTCTATAATTTCATCTAGCGCATACGTTACTAATGCGCCTTCACTTAATTGACTACTCATTTCAATGTGCCCTTATTTTTTATTTTGAGCTTTTAGTTTTCTATACAATGCGTGATCACCTTTATTGGCTGCGGCATCCATTCTTGATTGAATGGAGTTTCCCGGTGAACTGCTGTTATCAACAGACTGATCACCTGGTGCCTTACTTATAGCCTTGTGTTTTCGCCTTGCTTTACCTTCAAGCTCGTTAATAGCCGTTTCCAGCTTACCAATTGCGTAAACAAAACCTTTTTCATTTGTATGCGCTAAATCAGCGTACTCAGCCATTTTTTCAGGGTTGTGTGAAAGATGATAAATAATCTTAGGTGTTGCTTTAGGGGTAAGACTAAGCATGTAAGTTAATATACCTTCAGGCATTGAATCAACAAAGTTATCCTCTGCATCATCGTAATCAGAAAGCTTTAAACTATCCACATCATCAGAATATGAAATCATATCCTTTTCTTGAGTCGCTAGATTATCATTAGCTTGTTGGACTCTTTGCTGATGTTGTTGGCCAGCGGTGTTTTGCTGTTGCTGGTGATGTAAAGCATATTGAGTTCGTCTAAACTCAAACTGATCATCACTTTCATTATCATAATCACGCTCAGGTATTTGCGGTTTTATATGTTCGACTTGCTGCTTATTTAGTTGCTCAACTTTTTTCTGTGAAGCTTCTAACTCTTTAGCTAACCGTTTACTTTTCCGTTTATACTTATGAGACCTGTTCGACTGTTTTTTGGTTTTGTCTTCTTCTGGCTCGGTACCACCAGTTAGAGCATCACTTAAATTAAATTCTTCTTCCGTTTCACCAGTTTGCTCAGTTTCTACGCTTTCGGCTGCGACACCTTGACTTTCTTCTGACTCGGACTGTTCGCTTGTTACTTCTTCAGATACTTGATTTAAGTTATTTTCTAAATCGGTTGAATCATCAACCACCGCTTCATTTTCTAAGGACACTGTTTTTCACCTATTCAGTTAGTGCGTCTGGTACACGTAAAGACGTGCTGCTTGTTATATTATAAATGTTTTGCTGTTTTATTATCAGTCGTTGCGTATAGTTAAACATCTGCTATACTTACCGTTGATTAGTTTAATATTGTTTAACACGGGGTTAGTATGAATTTAGGGGAAGCTATATTGGTTATGCTTGCAAGAAGAAGGAAGAGCCAGACATGGTTAGCTAAAGAGGTTAGCGTAACAAGGTGCTATATGAGCAGCTTGTGTAATAATAATCGTGAACCATCATGGGGGCTGGTTAATAGAATTAGTAATGCGCTTGGTTGTAAATTGTCCGAACTAATTAGAGAGGGTGAGTGATATGAATTATAAAAGATACATGGTATTCACTAGTGATGAGTACGATAATCCTGGTCCGTTTGAGTGTCTATCTTTTAATACAGACAATAAACGTAATGCTTTAACATTTAATGATGGGAGCTATAGCACGATTGTGTTTGATAGGGTTGATGGTTGTATGATAAAGCAGGAGTATTTAGTTGGAACTGAAGAGGCACTAAAAAAGATAAGTAAACATAAACGAGAATCAAACGCAACAGATTACAGTGTAATTCCACCATGGGTTTATAAGAGTCTAAGCACTTGGGATGATAAGTTAAATCAAAATATAGAAGAACAGCACAAGTATTTAAAATATGAAGAATCTCAGCGTATTCAGTTACAGTCAAATCAGGCTCCTTTAGTCTTTCCGTTTGATCATCACTGTGAAGGCATAAGACTTATGATGTTGAGGAAGCGTTTAAAGGGGGGTGAGTAATGTGTAATTGCGAGAAACTACTGAGAGCTTTTATTGAGGCTCAGGGTTATGAGGTTGAAGAAAGGTACGATATTTATGTTTCTGGCGTTTACATTAAAACTCAAGATGTAAAAGAGCAAGAGGTCAAAGGCAATCAATTCGCCATTATTAACAAGCCTAATTACAAAGTAACCAAGAAGGTCAAAGATAACCCGGTAGGTTTTTTGTTTGACCATGACGGTAAAGGTATAGTAACTGAACTCACTAATCGCAGTGAATGGGTTATTCATAATTATACTGGCGATGGTACAAGCTCAATACCTACTTGTGAAGGCATGCGGTTTACAGTTAATGGAAATACAAGAGGTTTTGAAGACACCACTTTTCATCCTGGTGATAACAAAAATGACGCAACGGATTTTTGTCTTGATCACGAATCACTAAAGGTGGTAGCGAGAAATAATTCTGCTAGATGTGCAGATGCAATGTTTCCAGAAAGAAACAAGGCTTGGCAGGATGAGTATGAAAGGATGTGGCGTAGAGAATTCGCTGAAATGATAGGTGATTTATGAGTAAACATATAGATATCACAGACCCTTATTACTCCATGGATAATGATGGCTTTACTGTTGGTAAATTACCGAACAGGGATTACATGTTTATGGTATTTAAAAAACCAAGAATTAGAGTGAAGACAAGGAAGGAAATAAACAAAACTGTACGGTGGATATATGCCACCATTACAATTACCAACCCTCTGAATGGAGCCGTTGAAGTTGATGGTTTTTTAT